TCATTCGTCCCAAGGATTGCCTGTTGTGGTGAAGCCGTCAATATCTTCAAGCCGATGCGGCAATGAGCGCCACGCTTCGCCCAGCTCGGACACATCCCAAACCAGCCGACCGCCCAAAAGCCTCGGCTGTGGTAACTGTCGGCTTTCGACCAGCCTGTCGAACAGGCTGGGGCTGATATCAAACAGGGCTGCGGCTTTCAGGCGTCCCACGCCGAAGGGTGGGAGAGAAGATGGCAGAGAGGCCATACGCTCGGCTTTAGCTGTCATGTCGGCTCAACCACTTCGATGATTTCAGCGTTGCGGGTGCGAAGAAATGGAATAAAGTCTGAGCCGTCGTACTTCTTTGCGGTGCTGGATCGCGCTTCGATGATGCGAAACTGGTCGCCAACTGACAGGTGTCTCATCGCGGCTTCGATGACTTTTTCCCGCGAATCTTCCTCAGCGAGGTCATAGACATCTTCGTCAATCTCACCTGCAAACCATGTCCAAGGGGTCATAGATCACCGCCTTTCCGTGCATCGATTTCAGGTGTGAGTGCTTCGATTTCGATGTTCACGCATTCGCAGTGGTCATTAGGACCTTCGACGCCCCATACTACCCGCTTTACCAAAAATGCAGCCTTTCCGTGGGTGTCGGCTACATATCGGCGACCGGCGTTGAGCATTATTTCATCACCTACGCGTGGCGCATAAAAATAAGACCTTCCGGCATACTCCCCATATTTATCGAAGAACCGGATTGAGAGAGGGCTAATCATTTGAGGCATTTCAAAGCCCTCTCTGTCTTGCCAGTCAGGCGTTCTTTCGGGGTAAGTCGACGAGTGGAGAGGCATTCATTTGATGCAATTTCGAAGACAGCTGCTGCGCAATGGCTAAACGTCTGGTCCATTCGATGCGCCTTTGCATGAGCCTTCGTCTCGGCATCCTCAAGCGAGTTGGCCTCAATCGTCTCACTGGAGAACCGTCCGGTATCCATCCACCAATGATGATAAACGGCGAGATACCTCATGATTTCACCTCGATTGCTTTGCGAATCGCTGCGCGCGGATCGTCTTTAAAAACCTCCGCAACCGTTCGCTCGTGTGGTTTTGCCTGCCAATGCCCGACAATGCGCCAACCGATATCGGCATCGTCTCCGCCCGTCGGGATATCGAAACAGCGTAAATCCCAGCTTTGTTGCTGGAGCGCGTCGAGCAGGTCGCAATCTAATTTCGCAGCTGCGAGTTCGGCTTCTGCTTTCTTGGCGCGGGCGACAGCGTTGCGGCAACTTTCATATACGTCCGGCAATTTCCCGTCAGAAATGATCTGATCCCAATGCCATCCGTCCAGTTCTTCCGCGATGTCCTTGAGCTGGTCGGCATCATTCGTCGAGCCGAAATAGTACCGGTCGCCTTCGTCATCGATATTGTCAGCGACAAGCAGCAGTACATCACGCAGGCGCAATATCGTTTTGGACATGGCCGTCAGGCGGGCTTGAATGTTGTCGGCAGGTTTGGAAGCGACAACGGTCGTCTGCCCGTCGCGATCAAGACCGGCTTCGCCTCGCGCCCATGACTGGCGCTGTTCTTCCAGCATTTCAGCCTGCTGTTCTGGCGATAGGGTGTTGAATGCAGCAACGGCTTTCTTCAGTAGGTCTTCGGTCGTCATTTCAGCACCCATATGGCAAGCACGGTCCACCACGCCTTACAGGCGATGTGTAGAGCTTGGTCCTGATTGTATGAAATCTTCCCCGCGCATTTTGCGTCATCGATCCGGTAATGCATGATGAGTTCGCATAGCGCGAGAAGCATACTGCCCGTAATGATGCCGACGAAACCGGCGTGAATGGCCGAGTGAGCGCCAAGCGCCTGATACCAAGGCACCCCGGCAATCGGCGCGTAGCGGTTCTTTGCCTTTGAGAGAAAATCTCCCTGCAACGGATAGTCCCCCAGCATGTGACCGAAAACGAGAAGGCCGAACAGTTCCAGTTCACTCGCCATGACGGTCGCCTCCTGATGGTGTAGTAGGTGCGCAATAGGCATAGGCAGAGCGGCGACTTGAGCCAGGGTTGTCTACGTCAAAGCGCAGATGATCGAGAGCGAGAAGGCAATCTTCGCGGGTCATCGGCTGTGTGCGTTCATAAACACCGCAGCCCATAGCTGAAATTCCAGCGCAGATAATGAGTACGTACATCATGCCACCTCCTGAGAAGGTGCAGATGCAAGACGGTCGAGCCGTTCGATTTCAGCGAGGATGAGTGCGCCCGCTTTGACCAAATTGCGGCGGCGATCGGTAGGCTTCCACCACGAAATTGAATATGGCCACACAGCAGCATTATTCAGTGCATAGCAGGCAGCAGCGTGAGCGATTTCGCTATCAGTCTGCTTATCATCATCCTGTGGCGACCAGCCTTCTACTTCAATCTGTCGGCGGCGTTCGGCTTGAACGTCACGCGCTGCGCTTGACTGGCCTGGAGCAGCTGCTGCCATGGCGCGCCATAATCGACTAACGAGATCGTCATGTGTCTCGCTTTCTTCCCAGACGAGATCGAGGGCGGCTTTGACCATTTCTGGGGTTGCTTCGAAAGGAAGTGCCGTCACGGGGATAGGCTTCGAAAGCCGGGTGGATAGTCCGTTCTTCTCGCTCGTGGCGTTGAATTTGGCGGCAATTGCCGCATCCAGATCAATGTCAGCATCCATGGCGACAAGATCCGTGCAGATGACGATATCGGCCAATTCCTCGGCAAGATGCTCTTTCGTGTCGCGCGATCCCACAAGCCCTATGCGCTCACGTTCCAGCTTCTTGATGACATTGCAGGCCTCGCCGACTTCACCGGCAAGTTCGGTAGCGCGAAACGTCATCGATACGCGTTCGCTGCCGGTATTCCATTCCTGATCGCGGGCGACGTTGGCGGCGCGCAGATTGGTCAAGTTCATGGTCGGTTGCCTTCCAGATACTGTCGTGCGTCTGCCAGCTCGGCAGCAAACCGTTCTGGGTCGATGACAACGATGCGGCTGTAGTCGATGAAATATGAAGTCAGGTTGGTTTGCTTGGCGCTCCACGACTTCCAAAATTTCTCAAGCTGATCCCAGCCGGTGATAAAGTCGCGGGCGTCATCGTGGTGGTTGTCGGAAAGATAATTCTCGACGGCATCGACAATGTCGAAGTGGAACACTTCCTCGGTAGTGCAAAACGCCCACGCTGGAAGTGCTTCCTTGATTTCATCCTCGGTAGGATCGTCACCGTTCGGCGTTTTCCACTGTGCTGCTCTATCGGCGTACCGCTCAAGCAAGCTGTCGACACTGTCAAAATAGTCGTCCTCGTCGCCCGTGCAGGTTATCCAGCCATTCCAGTTTTCGACGACGGTGGCCTTGACGAGTCGTGAGGCCTCGGCTCGCCTGCTTATCGCATCGCGGTAGGCGTCGGTGTCCATGAGCATAGATTTTTCGGCCCATTCGCGCTCAACAAACACCCGCTTGCCATTCGCAGTGGCGAAGCAATTCGGATTGTCATAGTCAGCACGAATGCGCAGTGGAATCGGCTGTGTCTGATCATGGCCATCTGGAACACGAACCGTGAGAAACTGGCAATCGACGGGCAGGCCGTCCAATCGGGGTTCCGTTGTCATGCAACTTCTCCAAATTTGATGATTTCGCCGTTGTCGCCGTGAGCTTCCAGGATGTGCGGAACGCGTAGCACCTCTGCCTCGGCTTCGGCACGGGTGTACTTTCCAGCACCGGATTTGGAGCTGGAGTAGCCACTGCAATTCGTGCGGTAATAGGCGTTGTTCTTCCGCGACCAGATCAGATAGATGGGCTCCCCATCGAACAGGATGCGATCCAGCGTCTCCGCCCGCCGATAGTTTCGATTAGCGATGGCTTTTCGCAACTCGGCTTCCAAACGTTCTCGCCGCGTGCGACGATGAACTTTCGTTCGTAAGTCAGATGGTTGGCTGGCATGAAGCTCGAATGAGGATTTATTGCGCAGAGATCCGCCCGCAATCACCCACCACATATTGTTGATGTTGTAATACGCTGTTCCGCGCAAATACCGCCCGCAATCACCTCGAAACCAGACAGTCTGGCCGTGGTCGAGCAAGGGACCGTCAGCGGACTTGCGGTTGTAGTCGCCGCTCCACGTGGGGCGTCCGAGTTCTTTGACTGTATGCCAGCTTTCCGCGTAGTCCTTCTCGATTCTTTCCATTGGAGAAAGACCGTGCTGGTCCCGGTTGGAAACTGTAACGGGGGCCAGTTTTTCCAGCCATGCTAGCAGGCGACGAAATTCCAGACGCGTGCGCTGACGGTCGAGATACGGCATGCGCTTCAACTTATCGAACTCGTAACGCGGGCCGTTGCTGTTCGTGCCCGGTGTCGCGGCCTCTGACCAAAATTCGAGTTTAATGCAGCGCCCGCAGATATTGATTTCAGCGCGCATCTGGCCCTTCGCGGCAATGCGATAGCTTTTTGAAATGCGCCGATGATGCTTGTAGACCTGCGGATCTGCAGTTACTCGCCATCCTCGTTTCTGAAAGCCTTTCAGGATTGGCTGAAAAACTTGCTCATTAAATGTCGAGTCCTGTGCGTTGTCCTGCCAGATGCCAAAATGACTATCGTGAATATTGATACTGATCGGAGTGCGAGTCATGCTGCTTCTCCAGACTGATTGCCCGCGACCAGTTGCTTGCTGATCTTTTCCGCAAAGCGCGCATCAACTCTGGACGGCATCAGCAGATAAAAGCCGTCGGCTTCACCTGTGACGACGGCGGCATCCACATTGCTAGGAATGTGGAGGGTCAGCTTGTCACCCTGCACGAGCTGACCGACCTTGATCAGGTAGTCGGTCGCATAGCTTGGCTTGAAGTCGAGGACTGCCGACCCCTCCAGAACGGGCAGGCGCTCCACGGCCTCGTAATGCTCGTGGTTTGTGCCTGCCAAGTGCAACATTCCATCTGTTGTGATGAGGTGGATATACGTGTGGTTTCCAACCAGGCTGAGAGCGCCTTTCATCCGGCGCACTGAGGCGACTAACGTCTTGCTGTCGACTATTACGGGTGAGTGCTTGTCAGTTACAGCATGAGGAAGCCGTTTCCAGTCTGGGAAAGCACCGTCGATCAGGCGCGAAAGAATCGATATGCCGGAATAGTAAAAAGCGATCCTGTCGTTGTCCGATATCTCGATCCGGTCAGGTGATGGCAGATTGGCCACGCGTTTGGCGGTGGCGCTTGGAATGATGCGCCCCACCAGATCCTTGCCGAAAACGCCATGTGGATGCGCTGCCAGAATGTGGCCATTGGTGCCGACCGCGACCGGAACGCCATGAGTGTCCTCCGACAGGCACACGCCGTTGAGGTAGTACCGTGTTTCCTCGGTGCTGACAGCCGAAAGTGCGAACCGAAGTGCCTGCGTGAACTTTTTCGGAATATCAGTATAGGAGCGCTCAGCTTTGAAACTGAACTCCGGGAACTCGCTGACATCCATGGATGGAAGAAAATAAGATCCGCCATCAAACGACAACGCGATGCCGCCTTTACGCGAGCGCAATGTAATTGGAGTGTCGGCCCTCAAGCTGTTGGCTATAGCCTGCAATTCCCTGTGTGGCGCGAGTGTCGCCCCATAGGCTTCCATGGCTGGAACCTTTGCCTTGATGCAAACGTCCAGATCGGTTGCCGTAATCTCGCCGTCCTGAAACCTGACCATGCTAAGGACGGGAATATGAGGGCGTGGAAACGCGGTCAGTTGCAGTGCAGATCGCAGGGACGCAACATTAGTGGCCAGCAAAAATTCCGGGTTTCCCAAAGTGTCCGGCTTGACCAATGCGGGTGTTGTTTCAGTCATGGCTTTCCCTCTCGCGGGCGATTTTGAACTGATGAATCAATCGGTTTGCCGCTAATCGCGGCATTGCCTCGCGCCTCTCCGGCACGGTTACTGTGGTGATGAGTGATGCGACCGCTGCCAGTAAGCCTTCGGTCAAACCGTCCAGGGCGTCTTCGGCAGACGCGCCGGATGTGCGGATCTCGCGCCACTGGTTGAAGATCGTATCGAGAACGGCATCGCGGGTTTCGTCCGCTATGGCCTGCCGCTCTTCCTGATCTGACCAACGGGCCATAAAATTCGGTCGATCAGCCGAAAATTCGCGATGCCAGAATGGCTGCGCAGGCGACGCATGCAATCAGGGTGGACAGCACGATCATGAAATTCAGATCGTTGTCCTCACTCTGGTATGCTGTCGGCAGGTGAAAGCCGCCTGTCTCGGTTTTAAACTCGTGATTATCCTGCATGGTTACGCATCCTTACCGGTGAGAATGGGCATCGGGTTCTCGCTTGCCTCGAAAAATCGGCACGACAACGCGCGATGCGGGATGGCTCGCTTTGCTTTGTTGAGGATGGGCTTGAGGCAGTAGGCGTCTTTCGGCTCGCCCGGAAAGAGCTTGTGCTTCTTTCCATTTCGCTTGGGGGGGGCAAACTTTTCGACATAACTGCCGTGTTCGTCCTTAACGGATTTCGTCTTTCCCCAGTGCTTGCACAGGCGACAGGTTGTCCCTTCCGGTCCTGTCCCGGCGATATGCGCCTGACCAAGATATGTATTCCGAATGGGGCAATCGAAATCCGCTGCCGTCATGTGCGGGCTAATACTGAAATGCGCAGCCATGTCACTGTCCCTTTCAAGTCGCTACAGATTCTAGCGGGCGCGACCACGACCACTGAGCAATATCACCAAGTTGCGCCCATGCTGGGCGTGGGTCACCATCCTGATAGTGTGGGCAAGCTGCGAGCGATGCTTCGTAGGCCGCTTGGCCAGAAAGCGTGGGGTTGTTTCGGATTGCGGAATCTTTCGCATAATTGTTCATGACGACGCCTCGGTTTGGCTTGAAGGTGCAGCCACCACAACCCAGCCACGCGGCAGGATCGTCTCTTGCAAAAACGATCCGTCTGACTGCAAATGAAATCGGACTTGGATTTCTGCAAAGGCGGGTTGTTGTTTATGGATGCCAAAGAACTGCGCGATCATGCGCAATGGGCTATAGCGCTTGTCGTGGCTGGGGTTGCGATGGGTGTTCCATCCATTGTCGCAAGCGATAAGAACGCCTTTTTGATTGCCCTTGGCATGATCCTGTATGGCGTAGGACAAATGCGGAATCGTCAGATACAGCAGTCGATCTACTCCGATGACTTTGGAAGGCCAGTCGGCACCATCACGGGCAACCCGCACAGGTTCACGCTTGTCGGAACAACACTTAGCCTTGTCGGCATCGGCCTGTTTTGCTTCGGGCTTTACCGTCTGGTTCTTAGCTGAGCCGTTTTTTATCATGCCACCCTCCACGATCTGGAAGGACCGGACTGCTACTTAGATGCAGCGTTCGATCCTGCGGATTGAGCGACGGCGGGCGAGGGCAGTGGCGCGTGCGCCATAACGCTCCACAACGTCCTTGCTAAATCCGTAGCTTTCCAATGTTTCTGGGGTGACGTTTTGGCCGGAAAAGGCCATTTCCAGCATCGTGTCGGCAAGCTTGCCGATGATGCTCTGCGCGCAGAGTGCTGCTGGCTTGGCAATTGGTGCGGTTTGGTACTGGATCATTGTTTCCATCCTTTCAATGTCTGGGTTCTGTCAGACTGGATGGCCAAAATAAAGCACTGCTTTCAACCAAATGCAAGTGATACTTTAAATTTATGAAAGTGAGAATCGATTCGACAAGGCAGAAAAAAGAATCAATAGTGAGAACAAAATTAGAACAGGGTGGTTTGTGGAATGTCTCGTGTGCAGGAGCCAACCGTAGGATCTACGTCGGTTATTGAGATTGAATGTGCGGATTGCGGGCGAATCCGGTGGCGTAAGCCTCACGATCTATACCGTGCGGGCATCGGTCCAAAAACGACAATTCGTCAGTTGGGGTTAAAGCTGTTTTGTGCTGGCTGTCGGAATGAGGGGTTGCCAGGGCGCAACATAAGTCTGAACCCGACTTACGTCAGTTCAAGCGCTCGAATTTATGCTGAGGCTTACGCAATCAATAGCCGAGAAGCTCGCGCGTAGGTATTACGCGCCACATATTCTTAATGGCGTAGGGGTCGAAGACCAGTTCTTTTGCAGGGTTGTACTGCTTGCAGATAATCTCGGTTTTTGAGCGCTTCACTAGCCTTTTGATGTATGCTTTTCCGACGGTTTCGCCTTTCTCAGGAAACATTTCGATGACTACGTCGTCGCCGGAAACAGCGTCTCGTCCCCCGCAATACAAGAGTTCTCCGGGTTCATAACGGGGAACCATGCTGTCGCTAAGTACGTGAAGTGCAAATACTTTTCTAAGATGCGCAATGCCTGCTGGGCGTCGTGCATATCCGGAAACTTCTCCGTTTAGAGTAAAGTCACCATCGTCGCCCCCGACCGCGACGCCAAGAATTTCGACATCAAGTGGACCTGTGTCAATGTGGGAGGCATCTGATATTATCTCTGCATCGGACACCAGCTGCGTCTCGGATAGGAATTTCACATTGCCTTTACTCAGAGCAATGGGGTCAATGCCTAAATAGCTTGCAACGGCCTGCAAATTTTCCATCGACATAACATTTGCGCCGCGCTCCCAGTTGCCAACAGCACCTGTGCTCACGCCTGCGGCTTGTGCGACATCGCGCATGACAAGGCCGCGCTGCTTTCTGGCAGTCCGCAAAGCCGTCCCTATTTTCTCAGCGAGTTGTGTCTCATCCATGATGGGATGTGACTCAATGTGGATAATTTCGTCCATTTAAGAATTCCTTGCATTAAAATGAAAGCTATGCTTTAAAAATCAGCATGGCTGACAAAAACGAAATGCATCAGGCCTTAGAGGCCGCTAAAGAACGGGCAGACGGTGCCAGCTCATTGGCGCGTGCGCTTCACATTACGCCACAAGCGGTGAACCAGTGGTTCGTCGTGCCGCCGGAGCGCGTTTTGGAAGTAGAGCGACTAACGGGCATTTCCCGTCACCTTTTACGCCCTGATGTTTTTGGCCCGCCAATTGAATCCCCCGCATGTTCCTCTGCGGGTGATGCTGGAGCGTCCCTGCCGCCCTCGGACGCTCCAGCTTCTTCGTCGCAGGATAGAGCAGCGGTAGCTCAGTTGGTTCATACCCAACAGGTCGCGGGTTCGAATCCCGCTCCTGCAACCAGTTTCCAATCCCCCGGCTTCTCCGGCTCGGGTGATGAGGGGGGCGCAGCATTTCACACTTGTGCTGCGCTCCCTGGTGTTTCGATATCGCCTGATATCCTCCCATCGGGCGTAAAAGCCGGGGCGCGCCGTAAGGATGACGCCGGACGCGCCCCGGCTTCCTCTGTTCTGGGGAGTGCGGTGTAATGAATTCATCGGTCGTTTCCTCGGCATGTGGGCCACCTGGTTAATTTGATTTCTCAGTCGTACCGGCTGGGCTGACCAACTTCATCGAATCCTTCGACGAACTTTTTTCCTTGAAATTCTCAGGGTGTTTCCGTGCGCACAATTTCCGAGCAAGAACAGCGTTCCCTCAAGTCTGCTACCGATGGCGCATACATGCTGTCGGGCGGCATTTCCTGCATCGTGCCCTTTACCCGTGTCGGCGTGTCGACGCTTTCGAAGTACGCATCGTTTGGCGAGGAGCATGCCGACAGCTTCATGCCAATTGATGTCGTGGTCGAGGTCGACCGACGCGCACAAATGCCGACGATCATAAAGGCTGCAGCCGGATTGCTCGGATATGAGCTTGTCCCGGCATCATCAGCATCGGGAAAATCCTCGGACAGTGCGCCGCTTACTGAAATGGACGCACATCGCGTCATGTCCGAGGCGATGGACGTTTCGAAATCAATCGTTACGGCGCTGGAAGATGGACGCATTGATGCCGGGGAAAAGCGGGAAATCACCAAGGAAGTGCGTGAGGCGATGCGCGCGCTTGAAAATGTCTTGCGGCGTTTGGAGGCGGGGAAATGACCGCTGTTTCCTCACTCGTCGAGCAATGGTTGGCTGACCATGGCGGGCCCCGTCGTTTCGAAGCCGGTGTCAGGTCCAGTTTTGATGCCACGCAATATGAATTGCAGGGTTTTGGCGTCGAGGTTCGACGCAAGGGGAATCGCTTTGCCATCAAGCGGGTCGATGGGCGCTGGCAGGTTGTGGGCTGGGAAAAGCTGGTCGAGTTGCGCGACGATTTTCGCAAGCTGCACGGCAGGGAGCCGCTTCGGCGGATCGGCCCATGATGGCCCGTTTTCCGCCGCGCGAAGTCGCGCTGATCGTTTGTGCCGCGTTGGTTGCTGAGTCACCCGTCGCGGCTTTTCTCATCTTCTTTCTGTTTCTTGCGGGGCGGTGACATGGACGCGCTAGTACCTGAAATTATCCGGATAGCCGATATAGATACGGGCAAGCGCCTGCGCGATGTGGACCCGGCGAAAGTCGAGGCGTTGAAGCCGTCCTTTGCGGAGCTGGGCTTGCGGACGCCGATCACGGTTCGGGCAAACGACAGCAAGCGCAAGGGCGCATCGCATTACATTTTGTCGGCGGGTGCCCACCGGCTTGCTGCTGCACTGGCGCTTGGCTGGGAGGAAATCCCCGCATTCGTGCGCAAGGAAAGTGCGCTCGATGCCGAGCTTTGGGAAATCGACGAGAATCTTGCTCGTGCCGAGCTGACGCCCGCTGATCGCGCCATGTTTGTTTTCCGGCGCAAGGAACTTTACCTCCTGAAATATCCGGAAACGGGACACGGTGGCGACCGCAAATCAAGCGGCCAAGTTGGCCACTTGGTCGACCGGGCAGAGCGTAAGAGTTTCGTTGCCGCCACGGCTGAATTGACGGGAAAACCAGAGCGAAGCATCCGACGTGATGCCGAGCGTGGCGAGAAGATCTGCAAGGCAGCACTCGACAAGCTGCGCGGTACCCGGCTTGATAATGGCGTGTCGTTGGATCGCCTCAAAGCCCTCCCGTCGGACGTGGCACAAATTGCGTGGGTCGAGGGCGCGCTGGCGGAAGAAAAGCGTATCAAGGTCGAGAACAAGAGCATTCGCGCCCAACAACAAAAAGTGCGCCATGCTGTCAGGCTAACCGAAATGGCGTTGACCGCCGAACGCGGCAAGGCGACGGCTCCGGCAAAGCTGGATCGGCTCTATCCGGTCTATTACGCGGATCCGGCTTGGAAATTTAAGGTTCATTCGGAAGTGACGGGGCGCGAAAAGAGCGCCGAAAATCACTATCCGACGATGACCACCGACGAAATTGTCGCCCAGATGGTAGAACTGATCGGCGGCAATCACCCCGCCGTATTGTTCCTCTGGGCTACCAATCCGATGTTACCGGATTCGCTGCGGGTCATGGAGGCTTGCGGCTTCACCTACATTCATCACTGGGTCTGGGACAAGGTTGATATCGGCACCGGTTACTGGGGTAGGGATCGTCACGAGTTGCTGCTTATCGGCAGGCGTGGCGATGTGGCGTGTCCATTGCCGGAAATGCTGCCGCCGACGGTCTATGTCGAAAAGAAAGGCGAGCACTCCGCCAAGCCTGAATATTTCGCCGAGCAAATCGAGAAATTCTATCCGGATCTCCCAAAGCTGGAGCTGAACGCGCGGCGCAAGCGTCCCGGCTGGGATGTGTGGGGATATGAAGCACCTGCCGCCGAAGTGGAGGTGGCATAATGTGCTCCAATTGCTTTATCGCTTCATTGGGAAGCCCGCGCATCATTTATCTTTCCGGGCCAATGACAGGATTGCCGGATTTCAATTATCCGACCTTTCGCAGAGCTGCCGCCGCTCTCCGTTTGGCGGGACATCGCGTTTATAACCCCGCTGAGTATCCGCACAAAGGTCCACAGGAACTATTCCCAATCCGGCAGGCGTTCGCATCGTATTGCAACTTCATCTGCCTGGAGGCCGACACCATAGTGTTGCTGCCGGGGTGGCGGGCGTCAAAAGGGGCGAAAGCGGAACAACAGTTGGCGCTCAACTGCGGCATAGACATCATCGAATGGCTGGAGGCGATATGACCTCTGACGCCGACCAGCTGCGAAAGATCAAGGATAGGTTTCGGGCGCTTGATGGTGCCCGCTGGCAGCTTTGCTGTGTCGACAACAGAACGTTTGTCGAGGCGAAAACACGCAATGGCGAATTGATCGAAATTGCGAATTTTCATCCTGTTGCAACGCCAGATGAAATCGATTTTCTGGTCAACGCGCCGGATATGGTTGGGTTTCTGCTTGGTCTCGTCGACCGCGCAATCGCAGCGTCTCGCAAGGCAGCGCCTGGCCAGAAAAAACAGCGTGTTTGGAAGGACTTCGCGGCGGAAGCTGCCATGAAGTGCGACCAGGCTTCCTTCCGGATCTATCTGGAAGAGCGGCATGGTGCTGAGGGGCCTTTGACGGCTGAATCGGCAGTAGACGCATTGCGCGCCGTGCTGCGCATCAAATCAAGAAAAGAACTGAATAGCGATGCCGCCGCAGCGGATCGGTGGAGCGATTTGCGCGCCGATTTCGAGGCGTGGCTGAGGGTGGGGCAATGACGATACATTCCGAGACGGTCAAGCCGTTGCGTGTCCTTGTGGCATGTGAGTTTTCCGGCACGGTACGCAATGCATTTCTCGACGCGGGGCATGATGCGTGGTCCTGCGATCTGCTGCCAGCCGAGGACAAGACAAACCGTCATATTATAGGCGATGCGCGGGATCTGCTTCGCGATGGCTGGGATCTGTTGATCGTCGCGCACCCGCCGTGCACGCGGCTTTGCAATTCCGGCGTGCGTTGGCTGACGGTGCCGCCGCGCGGCAAGACGATCGAACAAATATGGCGCGAACTGGATGAGGCGGCAGAACTGTTTTCGACATTCTGGAACGCGCCTATTCATAGGGTGTGTGTTGAAAACCCTGTCATGCATAAGCATGCCAAGGCGCGGATCACGAACTATGCGCCACCCGCACAAAGTGTCCAGCCATGGCAATTCGGGCATGGCGAGGTCAAGCGGACCTGTTTCTGGCTCCGCAATCTTCCGCCGCTGACTGCGACCGACATTGTCGAGGGCAGGGAGGCGCGCGTGCATCGTATGCCGCCCGGTCCTGACCGTTGGCGCGAGCGCAGCCGATTTTTCACAGGGATAGCAGCCGCAATGGCTGATCAGTGGGGGCGCTTGCCTGCCGCTCAATATCTGGAGGCAGCAGAATGAGCATTGCTGTCATGTCACGCCTTTTTAAGGCCCAGCTAGGGTCGCCGAGCCGTAAGATGCTCGCAATCCGTCTCGCAGATTTCGCGGACGATGACGGGCGCGGGATCTGGCCTACAGTTGGACGGCTTGCGCTTGAAACGGAGCTATCCGAGCGAACCGTGCAGCGCCTCCTGCGCGACTTTGTTGATGAGGGATTGCTGATTGTCGTGGCCGAGGGCGGCGGACGTCCTGGACAGGCAACGCGTTACGATTTCGACATGCGGGCACTGGATCATTTGCAGGCCGGAAAACCTGCCGCAGACGGGTGTCATGGTGTCACGGGTGTCATGGTGTCGCCCGTGACAACGGAAGCGCCGACGGGTGACATTGACGACGCCGACGGGTGTCACGGTGTCACCCAAACCGTAATAGAACCATTAGATAAACCATTAGGTGAGAGAGCGCGCGAGAATGAGGATGATGGAAGGGAAAGCCGGAAATCTGTCGAGCGTTCGTTCAAGCGTGGTTTCCACGGTTGGCCTACAGCGATATCCGATAGCGAGCCTGAGGCTTTCCGCGTCTGGCTGTCTCTGACGCCGGAGGAACGTCAAGCCGCAGTCGATGAAGCCCCGCGCTATGTCGAGGCGGCGAAAGCGACGGGTCGGAAACTGGTTTGCTCCTATGCGGTTTATCTTCGCGAAAGACGCTGGGAAAAACTACCGGCTAAAGCCGTAGTCGAGCAGTCCGGATCTGCGCAGGCAGCGCCGTTAGGCAAGATGTGGGGTGCGAGGGTCTATGAGCTTTTGCTGAACGGTCCAACTCGCGTTGTTGGCTTGACCCAGATCGAAAAAGGCTTGGTCGATAGCGGGCGCTATTCCGAGGAATATCTGCTGCACGACAAGCAGGCCAAGCAAGGTTTCCCGGCAGTCAATGAGCTTTTCGAGCGTGCAGCAGGTGGGCGCGGTGCGCGTGTTCCAGCTCGCTTGCAGGCGATCAAGGATTTGCTCGTGCAGGTTCGCATTGGCGGCGACGAGTGGAAGGCATGGGCCGATTTCCACAGCCAGCAAGGCTGGCCATGGTTCCCTGATCCCGGCAATGCCGAGTGGGCTTATTTCCCGGCTGGTGGGCCGGACGGTTTGAATGGTTTCGAAATCGCACTGAGGGGATTGGGTGAAAATGATGGCAATTGACGCAAAACAGATTGCGGACGCTTTCTCCAGACAGCCGACATTCGAGCAGGCTTGCGCTATCGACAAGGTGCTTGCAGAGCGTCGCAGGGTCGCTCGAATGAGGGCGGCGGCAGCGAATCGCGCGGGTGATGATTCTCCTTGGCTGGTGCTTCAGGTGATGTCAGGACGCGAACTTTCGGTACTGGAAGCGCTCGAAAAAGAAAATATCGAAGTGCTTGTCCCCATGAAAATGGGGCCAAAGATCCGCAGGCAAGGACGGGAGATACCGGCGAAAAAACAGCCGGTCATGAATGGTTATGTGCTTGCACGATGCATGATTTCGAACGAATGCCTTGCTGGTCTGCTGAGCTTCGATAATGTTGTTTCGATCCTTGGTGGATACGAAACGCCATTTCTGGTCAGTGCCGAAAAAGTCTTTGTTTTCAGGGCGAAAGCCGAAGATGGTCAGTACGATTACGAGCATTTTCACCGCAAGTTTATCGGGGTGAAATGGGCACGCGTTGCCGATGGTCCTTTTGCCGGTTGCCGTGCAGAGCTGGTTTCGGGTGGCACGAAGGGCAACGGTCTGGTCGTGATCGAGGTTTCAATCATGGGCAGACCAGTTGCCATGACAGTGCCTATTGCAATTCTCGAACCATTGTGAGCGTAATCTGCTCACGGGATGATCCGGTTTAGATAGTGATCCTCAATACACGGTAGCACGTGGGGACAAGTTCCTGAGGTGGCCACGCTCGGACCCCGCTCTGACAGTCTCAATCCAGAGACATCGATTCAGGGCCAGTGCGTAAGCCATGTCCAGATTTTACCGAACGATGAGCGCCGAAAGGCGCTCTTTTTGTTTGTACTAAGGATAAACGGTTTTGTTGAAAGGTCGGGCAATGATCAGAACCATCGACAATCGGCTGTTTGTCCTGATCGCACTGTTGCTGGTCGTCTTCGCACTGAGTGGATGCGCAAAGCATTTCTGCACGATGGATGACTATTTCAGCAGCAGCGCCTGCAAGTGACTTGGAATTGCTACCGTGGCAACGATCACAGCACACTGGGCTGACAAGCACCTTTCGCTATTCGGAACAAGGATCGCGGTTCTCAATTCGCGCTTTCCAACGGTGCTACCGCGTATCGTCAATCAGGTCGGCAACCGGGCGAAAACGCAAGTTGTCCGAAACCTGACCAAGCAGACCGGCCTTGCGAGAAAAACTATCGTCAAGGCTATCGGAGATCCGGGCGTTGCTCGACCGGGCAAACTCTCATACGACATGACAACGCGTGGCGGCGATATTCGCCTGAAATATCTTTCGCCGCGTGAATTACGTGCAGGCGTTTCCGCAAAGCCATTTGGTCAGCGGAAGTTGTTCGCCGGATCGTTTCTGAAAGGCGGACGCTTTCCCGGTCGTGTCAACGTTCCAAAGTTTTACGGACATGCTTTCCATAGGCTGAACAAATCTGGAACCAAGATCACCTACACCCGGTCGGGCGTTTTCATTCCGGTGGAAATGACCAAGGGCGCGACGAGAGCAGCATTTGAGAGAACAGCTGCACCTTTGCTGCAACAGCGCGTCGATGCTGCTCTCAAAAAGCTAATGCCTTAATGAGATCGTGCGAGTGAGCGCCTCGACCGGTGTGCGGATCGAGGGTCGGGTGCACCTGACCGACCGACCCCCGACCCCACCCCCTCCATTGGGTCCTTTTCCGGGACTATCACCGGAGCGGGTGAGCGCGACTGCGGGATTTCGGTCTCTGTGAATTTTTACAGGGGGATTCCACCGCCCTTTGAATGGAATCGGAATCACATGGCCAAAGGGTATTCAGACGAGCTGCGCCAGCAGGTCATAGCCTTCATTGAGGAAGGCCATACCGTCCGGCAGGCAGCGGAAAAGTTTAATGTCAGCCCCAGCTTTGCTGCAAAATCGCACAAGAAACACGTCGATCAGGTAGCGCAGCCGCTTTTGCCGGAGCAAGAGCCGGTCGAGGATGACGAAAAGCCTGAAAACGATGCTGAGATAACAGCGGCAGATCTCGCCGAGATCCTCGGCGTTTCGAAGCGGGCAATCTCCGATTACGTCGAGCGTGGAATCATCGTGAAGACAGGTCGGAATCGCTTCGACCTGCGCAAGTCTGTCCAGCTTTATTGCGAGCATCTACGCGGGATCGCGGCGGGCCGTGGCGGCGACAATGTCGATACGCTTGCAACCGAACGCGCCAGACTGGCACGCGAGCAGGCCGATCAGGCCGCATTACGCAATGCGGCGATGCGCAAGGAACTGGTCCCGATTGCCGAGGTTCGCAACGAATGGGTTTCGATAGCCCGACGGGTTCGAAACGTCATGATGGCGGTTCCATCCAGATGCCGCCAGATGCTGCCCCACCTTACCACTTTCGATGTCGATCTGATCGACGAGGAAATTCGCACAGCACTTACAGAGCTTGGTGAAAAGGACGATGACGACGGCTCTGGCGATCTTGCGGCGGGCAGTATGGGAAGCCCTGACGCCGCCACCGAAACTGAAGCTCTCGGAATGGATTGAGCAGACAGTTTATCTGCCGGAGGGTGTTTCATCTCTCACGGGCCGGGTTAGGCTCTGGCCACCGCAGCGCGAGATTGCCGACGCAATTGGCGATAGCGCGTTGGAGCGTGTCACTCTGGTGAAGCCGGTTCGCGTCGGCTTCACGACGCTCCTGACAAGCGCGATGGCAAGTTTCTGTTCGAACGATCCATCGCCGATCCTATCGCTTCTGCCGACCGAGGCCGACTGCCGCGACTATATGGTTTCGGATGTCGAGCCGATCTTTGATGCGTCACCCGCACTCAATGGATTGTTGACCGGCGATGTTGATGAGGGCGGCAGAAACACTCTGCTTTCCCGGCGCTTTCCAGGCGGGTTTCTGAAAGTCATTGCGGCAAAGGCACCGCGTAACTTGCGCCGCCATAATGTTCGCATCCTGTTTATCGATGAGGCAGACGGCATGTCGGCGACCAAGGAAGGGTCGCCGATCCTGCTCGCCGAGCGCCGCACCCTGTCGTTTGCAGATCGCAAGATCGTCATGGGATCGACGCCGGTTTATGAGGAAACCAGCCATGTGCTGCAATCCTATGAACAGTCGGACAAGCGAATTTATGAAGTGCCTTGCCCTGAGTGTGGGCACTTCCACGAGATCCAGTGGTCAGACATTCAGTGGCCAGAAGGTGAACCGGAAAAAGCTTATTATGTTTGCCGGGAATGCGGCTCGGTTATTGATGAGCGCCACAAGCCCGGCATGGTTGCGAATGGTCGCTGGCGGGCGCTGAAGCCGGAAGTCAAAGACCATGCAGGCTTTCGGATGAATGCCCTGATTTCGCTGCTACCGAATGCGTCTTGGGGCCGATTGGCGAAAGAGTTTGTCGGCGCGAAGAACGATCCGTCGAAGCTTCAAACCTTCATCAACACGATCCTTGCGCAAGGCTGGAAGGAAAACACCGACGAGCTGGATGATATCGAGCTTGCGAGCCGCGCCGAAGATTTCAGCCTGGTTGCGGAAACTCCAGACGATGACGATGCGTCGGCCACGACCGGCATTCCGGTTCAGGTTCTCATCATCACCGCAGGCGTCGACGTGCAGGATGATCGATTGGAAATCACCTTCATTGGCTGGGACAAAGAGGGGATTCCTTACGCCCTCGGCCATGAGGTGATCTGGGGGCGATACGACGATCACACGACCTGGTCGGAATTGGATGTCGCACTCGGTACGCAATGGGATCACCCGCTCGGCGGCAAGATCAAGGTTGATGCCACCTGCATAGATAGCTCGGACGGCGAAACGATGGAAACTGTCTATCGTTACGCTTTCCCACGGTTTCGCAGGCGCGTGTTTGCGATCAAGGGTGTCGGCGGCAACAGACCCTGGATTGAGAAATCCAAGTCGACAGTGAAGGGTGGCAAGCTGTTCATCGTCGGCGTCGACGGCATCAAGAGCCACATTTTCGGTCGGCTGGCGCGTGCCAGTTCCATGCGCTTCTCGAAATCTCTGCCTGATGTCTGGTTTGAACAACTCGTGGGCGAGCAGCTGGTAGTTAAATATTCGCGCGGACAAACGGTTCGGCAATTCGTGCCCGTGCCGGGTCGACGACACGAAGCTCTCGATTGCACGGTCTATGCCTTCGCTGCTCGCCAGATGGTGAATGCGAACTGGGCGCACCGAGAGGGCGAGTTGTCGACACCACCGGAAATCAAACCCGTTTCATCCCTTCCACAAATTGCACCTTCGGAGTGGTTATAGTCGTGGCTTCAATTGACGATCAGATCGCAGCGCTTGAGGAAGCCATTCTTACGGGCGCGAAAAAAGTCATCTTCCACTCAGGCGGAACCCGCCGTGAGGTGGAATATCATTCCTTGAAAGATATGCGGGAGGCGCTTGCGGATCTTCGGGCCCGTAAATCGCGTGGTCCTCGCACCATTCTGGCGGCGTTAGATTAATGGGTATCGGGAACATTCTTGATAAGGCCATCGGCTATGTGTCGCCGGAGGCAGGCTTGCGCCGTGTTCGTTACCGCGCTGCAATGGAGATTGTCCAGCGCAGCTATTCCGGTGCGGAAACCAATCGCCTGAAATCCGGTCGTCGCGCGAAATCGACATCGGCAGATGCCGAGATCGCTCGCGCCGGTCGCAAGCTCCGCGACCGTATGCGGGATCTGGTCCGCAATAATCCCTATGCGGCGAAAGCAGTCTCCGAGCTGGTCAGCCATGCCATCGGCGACGGCATCATTCCGCGCTCGAAAAACAAGGAAGCAATCAAGCTGTTCCAGGAATGGAGCAAGGTTTGCGATGCTGATGGCGATCTCGACTTCAATGGCATCGTTGCCCTGACAGTTCGAGAGATGTTTGAAAGCGGCGACGGCATAGTACGCCGCCGCCGCCGTAGGCTGGAAGATGGCCTGCCTGTGCCATTGCAATTGCAGGTCGTTGAATCTGACCTGCTCGATAGCACCAAAGAGGGCGTGCTGTCCGGTGGCGGCAAAGCAATTCAGGGTATCGAGTTTGATGCGATAGGCCGCAAGCGCGCCTACTGGATGTTCGGATCTCACCCCGGAAACAGCTTTTTCGACCCTCAATCGACCATTGTTTCGAAGCCAGTTCCGGCAGCTGATATTGCGCATGTCTTCGAAAAACAGCGCACACAGGTGAGGGGCGTTCCATGGGGGACGCCAGCAATGGACGATACATTCGACCTTGCCGAGTATGAGCAGTCAGAGCTTGTCAGAAAACGCCTTGAGTCCTGCATTGTCGGGGTGATGACTGGCGGTGACATAGACGACACGATAGGCATGCCGCTGACCGGCAAGGACGGCGATGCGACAACACCGGGCATATATAATGTGCACGGGCAGCGTGTCGAAAAGTTCACGCCGGGTATGTTCTACAATGCGGTCGGCGGTCGAGATATGAAATTCTCACAGCCTGCCGTAACCGACAGCTACGATCCTTATAAAGTTTCGATGCTGCATACGATCTCAGCTGGTTGGCGCGTTCCCTACGCGCTCATGACTGGTCGGCTGGACAAGGTCAATTACTCGTCGAGCAAGATCGGTTTGGAAGGTTTCCGGCGCATGATCTCAATGCTGCAATGGCAGATCATTATTCCAATGCTGCTGCAGCCGATGTGGGACTGGTTCTGTGAAGCTGCCTATCTCGCCGGGAAGATCAGCACTCCTACAGTGGCGGTTGATTGGTCGCCGCCGCGCTTCTACTCAGCGGACCCGCTGAAAGATGTGAATGCCAGGATCAAGGAAGTTCGCGCCGGTTTCCGCTCGCTGTCTTCCGCAATCGCCGAGACCGGTGAAAACACTGATGATGTGCTGGATGAAATAGCGTCGGACAATGCCAAGCTCGACAAGCGCGGCATCATTCTCGACAGCGATCCGCGCCGCATATCGCAGGCAGGTCAAGTCCAGCAGCCCGTCGATACCGACGATCCTCCTGAGAAGGACGAAAACGATGACGAAACTTAACCTGCGCAAAGTGCCGGACAGTCTACCTATGCAGATGCAGGAAGTCCGGCTGTTGCCGTCCGGTGTTGATACTGAAACGCGAACGCTGGATCTGGTATGGACTACCGGCGCAACCGTTCGCCGTCGCCGATATGTCGGGTGGGATACGATCGTTCCGTTCGACGAGATCCTGCTTGTCAGCGACAAGGCAATCGATCTGTCGCGGATGAATGCAGGTGCACCGGTTCTGGATAGTCATTCCGTCTGGTCAACCTTTTCGCAGGTTGCTGTCGTCGAGCGAGCCTGGGTTGACGGCGGGGAGGGCAAAGCGTCGATCCGTTTTCCAAAAGCCGGTATCGACGAGCGCGCCGACCGCATGTTCGGCCTTGTCTCCGATGGCATCATCAAAAATGTGTCGGTTGGTTATTCCATCGACAAGATCCGTATCGAGGAAGCCCAGAAAAAGGGCGAAGTCGAAAAGGTGTTCGTCGAGCGATGGACGCCGAACGAAATTTCGTTCGTGACGGTTCCGGCAGATCCCGGCGCGCAGGTGCGCAATCACGCAGATACGTTCCCGCTCATGGTCGACCGCAAGCAAGTCTCTACGTTTGCGGCATCAGCGCGGATGAGAATGGCGGAAGCCGTCCGCCGCCTCGCTTAATTCAGCAATTATCCATTTCCAGTTTGCCGCCTGCAATTCTCCGGGGTTGCAGGGCGACGGCGCCTGTTTTGCCCGGTACATAGAAGGAAACGCACACCATGAAAAAGGGTGCTTACATTTTCGCGACCGTCGCCGCATTTCTCTGCGTCGGTCTGGCTATGGCGTTGTTCGCCACAGATCCATCGCATGCAGCATCCCTCGATTATCGTGCTTTCGTACAGCCTGACGGAATGCACCTGATCGGTGCCAACGTTGCCTTGCTGGGGCTACGTTCGAAGCTGAAAGAAATCACTGACCGTGCGGAAGCTGCCCGCGCCCGCATTACCGATGACCTCGATGAAGATGCGGTTCGGGCAATCGAGCAGGAACATGCGGGCATTCTGGCTGAGGCGGATCAGGTCCGTTCGGATATAACCCGGATGGAAAATGAACAGCGCAACGCACCGACCGTTGATCCTTCGGTCCGAGCTGCTGTTGATGAAGGCGTGCGCGCCGAGCGTGAGCGGTCCAGCATTATTGAGGACTTGGCTACCCGTTCCGGTTTTCCGGATCTCGGTCGCGAGCATGTTCGCTCCGGCACGCCGGTCGAGCAGTTCCGCAGCCTGCTTCTCGATCACATGGTCTCGAATGAGCGCCAGAGCCCGACCGACAGCCGGGTACGCGTCGATGTGGTCAATGATGAGGCCGTCACTCGTCGCTCTGCCCAGATCGAGGCGCTCGCTTATGGCCTTGGAGCACCGACGCCGCAGGCTGGCCCTTCCGCAGCTGCTCGTCAGTATATGGGTATGGGTCTCGTCGACCTCGCGGCAGAGAGTGTCAACTATCGTGGTCGCCGCATGATGAATGCCCGCGATATCGACGATGTGTTTACGCGCGCTTCGCATTCGACATCGGATTTCCCTGCGATCTTCGAAGGTGCGGTCAACCGGACTCTGGAGCAGCGTTATGCGCTTGCCCAGCCGACGTTTAAACGTTTCGCACGCAAGCGAAACTTCCGGGATTTCCGTCCCGATACCACCGTCAAGGTCGGCGATTTCCCGCTCCTGAAAAAGGTGCTGGAAAACGGCGAGATCAAGTATGGCTCGTTTGGTGAAGGCAAGGAACAGGTGCAGGCGTTTAGCTACGCCATCGCGCTCAACATCAGCCGCCAGATGCTGATCAATGACGATCTGGGTGCAATCTCGGAGCTTCTGACCAGCTATGGTGCGTCGGTGGCGCTGTTCGAGGAAGTCACATTCTATGCGGGGGCCTTCAACGGCAAACTTGCCGACGGCAAACCCGTATTTGATGCGGATCATAAGAACCTTGCCGCTACGGCTGCTGCCATCACCGTCGACAGCGTCGGACTTGGTCGCACGGCTATGGGCAAGCAGGAAAGCAAGGATGGAAATCCGCTGCTCTCCAACTCGCCGCGCATCATGCTTGTCGGGCCGGATAAGCTTACTGAAGCCGAAAAGCTTCTGACCTCGATCACGCCCGCGACAGTTGCGAATGTCAACATTTTCTCTGGCAGGCTTGAGCTGATCGAAAGCACCCAGATCAAGGGCAATGCCTGGCATCTGTTCTCTGATCCGGCAGCAGGCTCGAACTACCGCTGGGGTTATCTGGAAGGCTACGAGGCACCGCGCGTGCGCATGGATGAACCGTTCGGTCGTCAGGGTTTCAGCATGTCTGTTGAACACGACTTCGGCTGTGGCGCGACTGACTACCGCTTTGGCTACAAGAACGCCGGGGCCTGATTGAAATAGGGCGGGTCATTTGGATCCGCCATCCTTTCCGCTCTGATCCTTCACAAGGAAGAACTCCCATGAAAAATTACATTCAACCCGGTGACAGCGTCACCGTTCCGGCTCCGGCTGACGTAAAGTCTGGCGACCTGGTCGTTGTCGGCGATCTGTTCGGCGTTGCCCAGTTCTCCGCAAAAGCTGGCGATGATGTTGAAATCGCAACAAAGGGTGTCTTCGGGTTGCCGAAGGTTTCCGCGCAGGCTTGGTCTGTGGGTGCAAAGGTCTATTACGTAGCTGCTGACAAGAATATCTCGACGACAGCGACCGGCAACACCTTCATCGGTCACGCTACCGAAGCGGCAGCGAACCCCTCCGACTTCGGCGCGGTGCGTCTTTCGGTATAAGCGACATGGCGAACTGGCGAAAACTGGAAGCTATGGTCGATCAAAAGATGACTCGTAGCTACGGCGAGTCGGTTCGCCTGTCTTTCATGAAAGGGCAGGTCGCGGATCCTGACCGGCAGATGATTGAGATCGATGCGATCCTGCACGTCGGCGGTGACGACTCCCGTTCACCTGGTCCTACCGGGACGTATCGATCTCGCCTTTCGCTTGGTGAGGGGGAACTGTTTCTGGATCGTTCATCCTATACCGGTCCTGTTCCGAAAGTTGGCGACAAGGTCCGCGCGAATGATCGGGCGGGCAAGCCGTGGTTTGAAGTCGCCGCAATATCGGATCGATATAGCAATCTCATCGTCGTGAAGCTGGGGCAGATCTGATGTCTATAGGTCGAATTGCGCTACGTATCGCGACAATTGGGGCGCTTAACGGTGCGACCTCGGTCGGTTCCAATGTTCTCGACAGTGAAATTGGTTCGATTGATGTCGGGGCAGATGGAAGCCTTCGCACGGATCAGGAGAAGCCCTTTATCTCGGTCTATACCGACGGATCGAAGGCGGAAGATCTGAGCGGCGCGCGACGCCTCTGGCAGAATGGACTTACTGAACTGTTGATTGAGACCGGTGTCGCAGCGTCGATGATCGAAACCAATCAGGAGACGGGTGAAAGTACGATCATTCCAGGAATACCCGCGACTGACTCTGCCTTCGAACTGTTTCTCGATGTTGTCGATCGGCAATCAATCGCCGCATTGATGGATCCCGACAATCCATGGGCCGAGATCTGGCGCACACTTGTTCGCGATGTGGTGAAGGTTGAGCGCAGGCGAACCGCTGATGCCGAAACAGGCACCCGTATGGCAGCGCATCAGCAAAGCATCACCTGTGATTTGTTGCCGGATCCGGTTTTCGGCGAGCCGGTTGCGGCGACCTCTGTATGGCAGAAACTGCTCGATCAGATGGAAGTGGTCCAGCATCCGTATTTGCAAAAACTTCAAGAGCTGATGGGCCTGACCGTCACCCAGCTTAACTCCATAGGGCAACGCCGACGGTTTGGTTTTACGCTCGATGAAGCGCGAGCGCTTTGCGATGTACCGCCGCTGGCAGCGGAAGCGACAGAGCCGGACATTTCGCGGATCGATTTCGAGAAAATCTGATGGCTGACACACTTGCTGATATTCTCGTCGAGATGCAACGCCGACTGTTTGAGGTCGAGCGTCGCCTGGCCAATCATCGCCGAACTGGCGTGATTGATGAGATCGACCATGGCAAGGGTGTCGCCCGTGTGAGAATCGAAGGCGGCGAGCAACCTTTCCGAACCGGCTGGATCCCGTGGAAGGAAATCGCAGCTGGTGGGATCTCGACCCATATCCCGCCAACGGTCGGACAGCAGGTTGATGTCATGTCTGAAAGTGGTGACCTGACTGATGCCGTCATCGATTTCTCGACGCATTCGAACGCGAACCCACGCCCGCATGACGGGCCCGACGCTGTTATCGTCAAGGGTGGGGTACGCTTCTTCATCAGCGACGACACTGTCACGATTGATGCGGCAAATATCACCTTTACCGCCTCCAACGGAAATCTCGCCTGATGCCACTGATCGTTCGTCTCGGTGATACCTCCAGTCATGGCGGCATCGTAATTTCGTCTGCAGACAAGTGGATCTGCGAAGGAAAGCTTATCGCCAGAAAAGGTGATCTCCATTCCTGCCCCATTCCCGGTCATGGCGTAACGCCAATTGTGTCGGGGTCATCAAAATTCATCTGCGAAGGCGATCCCGTGGCGCGAACCGGCGACACGACGGGTTGCGGCGCAAGTCTCATTTCTGGCGCGACCAAGTGGTCGTGCGACTGACCAAAGGAGAACAGGCGATGAAAGTCATCGTGAAGGAAAGCGGCTTTTACGGCGGCACCTATTATGTAGCCAAGGCCGCAGAGCAGGAAATGCCGGGTGCCGTGGCCAGACCATTCATGGCGCCTTACGGTCATCAGCTTGAAAAGCCGTCCGACCGGCAAAAGGTCGTGCGCCCGGTCAAGGATTAAGCCATGTCGTCGCTCGGCTTTTCGAACGTGGATGGTTCACTGCTGGCAGGCTTTGACCATGTTCGGCAGTCGATTGAGGTCATCCTGACAACGCCGGTTGGATCTCGCGTGATGCGTCGGGACTTTGGTTCCGAGCTGATGGGCCTGATCGATAGGCCGATGAATGACCGCGTCATTCTCGGCATCTATTCAGCTTGCGCCATGGCGATTGCGAAATGGGAGCCGCGCTTTGCGGTAACCAGCATAAACATTGGCGACCTGACTGAACAGGGCGTCATCGATCTCCAGATACGGGGTGTCTATTACCCGAACGGCCACAAGGGTGATTTTTCAGTGACCGAAGGCGAGACCTCCACGAACATCACAATAGCAAGGACTATGTCATGAGCCGCTTTGTTGCGCCGAACCTGGCTGACCTTGGCGATGTTCCAAGTGTCGTCGCGGTGGATTTCGAGGAAATCAAAAGCTCACGCGACGAATATCTGATTGCAGCGCTGGAGCGGTTCGGTGTTGCTTACGATGTTGATAAGCTTGAAACCGATCCTAAGGTCATCGCCTTTTCGGAAGGTGGCGGCTATCAGGAAATGAAGTTTCGCCAGCGGGTCAATGAAGCGATCCGCGCCTTATCTCTGGCAACCGCCATCGGCGGTGACCTTGACCATATCGCAGCGACTTATGTCGGTATATCGCGTCTTGTCTACGACAATGCTGAGGACGATCAGCCGGAAAATTCGCAATGGGATCCAGTTCTGGGGAAGTGGGTCGAACTCGACGATATATTCCGCGCCCGCATCCTGCTTGCCTTTGAAGCGTTTTCGACCGCAGGGCCGGAAGGCGCATACGCATTTCACGCTCTGGAACTGGATGGTACGCGGGATATCGCCGATGTCGCAGTCTATTCCGAGGAAGATGCCGCAACTTATACCAGTGGGCTCCATGCTGACGCCTATTCAATGGGTCTGATCCCGAACCCGTTTTCCGGTCGGGCTACCGGCGACCCGGTGCTGGCGCCGGAAATCCTCGTTGTGATCCTGCCGACGGTGACCTACGGCCCTACAGATCAATCGTTGTTGAACCGGGCTTTCGAGGCAGTGACGCCGAAGGATGTGCGGCCAATCGGCGACAATGTTCGTATCGAGCCTGCGACAGTCACGGCCTACGATATCGAGGTCACTCTTTATTATGCACCGGGTGTCGACGTGTCGGCTATGGCAGCGGAAGCGAAAAAGCGGCTGACCGCATATGCAGCATCGCGTCGGCGCATTGGTTTGGCCGTCCAGCGCGAGGTTATTGGCGGTCGCGCAGCGGTTGATGACAACGTCACTGTTGAAGTTGTTTCGCCTGCTGAGGATATCGAACCGGGTTCGAAGGGCGTTGGGCAGGTAGGTTCGATAACGGTCAATACGGTTCAAACTCAAGGATCGTGGCAATGACGGCAGACGAAGCAATAGATGCTGTTGCCGATCTGGCGCGTTCCATTCTTCCTGCACGTTCTTCGGCACTCACTGTTGCATTGCTCGCTGCGGAACTTGCAAGAATTGCGACGGTCGATCCAACAGTGATCGCCACAATTTGGAATCCGGAGACCTGCCCGAAAATACTGTTGCCATACCTGGCAATGGGCGTTTCCGTGGATGTTTGGTCGGCTGATTGGTCGGAAGAACAGCAGCGCCGCGTGATTGCTGCATCTCCAATGGTTCACAGACTTAAAGGTACGAGAGGTGCTGTCGAGCGCGCCCTTGCAGCATTCGAACTCGAAACTCGTATCGTCGAGTGGTGGGAGGATGGATCGCGGCGTGGCACGTTCCGTGTTGAAATCCTCTATCGTAACGGCAGTCCGGTCTTTGATCTCGAAACACAGGCGGCAGCAATTGCATCGGTCGATGCTGCAAAGCCAAAATCACGTGTGTTCACGACCCGTGCAGTCTTGCAGGCACAGGGCAGCCTATTCATCGCCGCCATTGCGCAAAGTCACATAACAGCGATTGCTCACCCGTTTGCCTTTGCGCCTCCGGTTCTTGAGGCTTCCAGCTTTGTTGGCGTTGCCCCTTGCACGTTTATTTCTGCCACGGCTCATTACAAGGTTTAAAAAATATGGCTCAAAACTCATTCGCGCTGATGACAAACCTTGGCCGCGCTAAGGAAGCTGCGGCGCTCGCAAACGGAACCCCTATTGTCATTACGCATATTGCTATTGGTGATGGTACGACTGTCCCGTCGGGCGGTGAAACTGCACTTTACAATGAAGTGGCAAGGAAGGCCATTTCGGGTCACGGCACTGTCGTTGGTGCGGCTAATACAGCGTACTTCGATATTTTCCTCGCAGCCGCAGATGGTCCTTACACTATTCGCGAGGCCGGTCTTTACGACAGTGCTGGCGATCTTATCGCTATCGCTCGTTACGACCCTCCGATTAGCAAGCCCGTGCCATCGAGCGGGCAGACGGTTGAAGGCACGGTTCGTCTGCAAGTAACTTTTTCGAATATCGCCAACGTAACGATTGTCGTTGATCCAGCGTTTACAGTTCCATTGCAGCGTCTTTCGCGGTTGCCATGGATTTCCGTTCTGTCGATGAGTATAACGGCCCCTCCTGCTTCTCCCAATGTAGGCGACGCATACCTTGTACCAACAGGCGCGACAGGATCTTGGGCAGGGCAGTCTGGGAAAATTGCGGAATATGCTGCTGCGGGCTGGGGTTTAATCACCCCGCCTGACGGCCATGGCATTAGCCTGCCAGACGGGCGTGTGTTCGAGAAAGTGGGCGGCGCCTATGTTGAAAAGCTAGCGCTTGATGTCCAGTCCGGAAAATGGAGCTATGCCGTAGCGGGTGGATCGGCAAATGCGCTTACAGCCACGCTCACTCCTGCTACACAGGCATATGTGGCTGGTCTGGTTGCGCGTGTGCGTATTTCAACGACAAATACTGCTGATGGCCCAACGCTTAATCTGAACGGTCTGGGTGCAAAGCCGATCCGTTATAGCAATGGTCGCGGTGTGTTCGCAGGAGAATTGGCATCAGGACGCGATGCGGTCTTCTATTACGATGGTACCGCGTTCATTCTCATGAACCCGATGCTGTATTTTGAGAAGCTTGCACCAAAAGCCGCAAGACGATGGAATGCCTTCACTCCTGGCGTCGCTCTTTCTGATATTTCCGGTGTGAAATCTGCTAACAGCGCTCAAAGCATCGCGTCGATTACCGGCGTGACCTACTTGTCGGTTTCAGCATATTGCGGCGTTAAGAATATCAGCACAACATTTGCTGGCGTCATTGGCTATCTGGTTTTGAGGCGATCTGGTCAGGCAGATCAAGGTTCACAGTATCTCGGCCTTTACACCAACGGCTCCGGTTCAGAAGCGAGCAGCATCCAGCAGCCAATGACGCTTTCGGCTGAGTTCAACAACCTTGATCCAACGGCGACATACACCCTTTACCTGATGGTGGAAAAGGATCTCGCAACAGGTCCGATTGTCGTCCTGGACACCTACATTCGCGCTCTTTCAGATTGAGGCCAGCTATGAAGTATTTCCATATGATCGTTGATGGCCGTGAGGTTTGGGGTTCTGGTCCGGTATTGCCTGAAGATGCGACTGAAATGTCAGAAACCGAGTGGCAGGACGGAATAGACGCTGCACGTATGCAGCCAGCGGCAACGCTCTTACAGATCAAGTCAGCGCTTAAAGTTGGCATTGATGCAGCTGCAGAAACTGAACGCTTGAAATACATCACGCCGGGCCACGGTCAGGCGATGACCTATCAGCAGAAGGTTACAGAGGCTCAGGCATTCAAAGCGGCGAGCAATCCTCAGCCGTCTGATTATCCGATCCTGTCATCCGAAATTGGTATCACTGCTGAGACGATTGATGAGGTTGCGGACGTGGTTCTTGCGGCGTTTGCGCAGTGGCAGCAAATCGGAGCAATGGTCGAAAGCATTCGCCTTGGGGCGAAGCGCGATATCGATGCGGCGGAAGATGAAACCGAAGCACGCGCTATCGTTGATGTTATCGTTTGGCCATCCGCACAGGTGCAGTCATGACGGCTGTTAAAGGTGTTTTGCTGGACGAGCTGCGCGGCCTCATGTCTGTTGAACATGACGGCACAATCACGTGGGAAGAGCTGCAGGAGCTGAAGAACGAGTATTTCGGGCCTGATGTCGTTGCGATCGAGGTGTATCCGCCGCACAGCAATGTCGTGAATAGCCTGCCAATGCGCCACCTGTGGCGGCTTGGCGCTCATGAATACTGGCCTGATTTGACCGGCCAGCGACCTATAGGCGACCTGACACTTCGCGATCGGGAAACGCTTACACGCTCAGAGATCGAGTTTCATCAGCAGCGCAAGGCCGACATCTGCTGCAAGATGTCGATCGATGCTGATGAAACTGTTGTCGATGGATTTAAAGAAGTGCTTGAGCGTTCGGTGCCAGATCGGTGGTCGAAGCTTTCAGCGGCAAACGAAAAGTAGGGACGGCCACGTTTATTCGTGGCGGCGGGCCATTCCGGCAAGAGCAACCCGCCCGACAGTCACCAGAGATAACCGTCGCATCCGGCCCTTTCGGGCAATTCGGTTGTGACCGATTCTCGAAAGAACGTACATGAACCTGAATGCAGATTTTGTCCCGGTTGATCCAGTATCACCGCCAGCCGCATACATTGGCGGCAAACGCCAGCTTGCAAAGCGCATTTGCGAGCGCATCAATGCAATTCCGCACTCTTTATATGCAGAGCCATTTGTTGGCATGGGTGGCGTATTCTTTAGGCGCACTTCGGCACCACGCGCCGAGTTTATCAATGATCGTTCAAGGGACGTTGCGAACCTGTTTCGTATCCTTCAGCGTCATTATCCGCAGCTTATGGACACTCTACGTTTCCAGATTACCAGCCGAACCGACTTTGAGCGCCTGACTTCAACCGATCCTGATACGCTGACCGATCTCGAACGCGCTGCGCGTTTCCTTTATCTTCAACGTCTCACCTTCGGTGGAAAGGTCTCTGGCCGTTCGTTCGGCATCAATTATAGCGGGCCGTCACGCTTTAACCTGACCACATTGGCTCCGATGTTGCAGGAAGTGCATGAGCGTCTCGCATCCGTGGTTATTGAGAACCTAGACTGGATGGCCTTCATAAATAGATATGATCGGCCAGAAACGCTCTTCTATATCGATCCACCTTATTGGGGATCAGAGGATTACTATGGGAAAGAGCTATTCAGCCGAGATCAGTTTAAGGTCATGGCTGAAAGGCTTGGAGCTATTAAGGGCCGTTTCGTACTTTCGATCAATGATGTTCCGGAGGTGCGGGCGATCTTCTCAGCCTTTAAGATCGATGACGTTTCGCTAACCTATACAGCTGCTGGCGGCGTGGGGAAGCCTGTGCGGGAAGTGATTATCAGCAACGGCTCTTAA